GCCCTTAGGACAGTTAACGTCTGGGATGACTTTCACTGCACCACGAGGACCGTTCACGACGATACCTGTGAAGCCGAGAGCTCCTTCGTAACCAGCCTTGACGTCGATGTACATGACCTTGGAGCCCAGGGCTTTGACCAAGTTCGACCAGTCAGCAAAGTTCATGAACACATGGTCAGGGTTTCCGCCTTCACGGCCAACCAGAGCCAGAGCGTTGATGAGAGCTTCTTCGATTGGCAGTGCTGTACCGTCATAGACCAAGCCGCCCAAACGAGTAGCATCAGCCGAACGGGTTACGCCAAAGTACGAAGCAGCCAACTTTGTAGCGCGGTCAGTGTAGGGCAGCCATGCGTCCATACCCTTGAGAGCCAGGTCATAGTCACCAGCGACGAAGATGTAGTCAGAAGCTGCCCAGTTTCCTGTGAGGTCAGCGTCAACTGTGAAAGAGCCCGCGATACGGTCAACAGTCACAATCTTCGATGTACCAGCTTTGACAGAGCCACCGCCATCAGCAGTAGAGCCCTGGAGGACCATGCCAACTTCGAAGTTCACGATGTCTTCAGCCACGGTCAGGAGAATGGTCTTAGTAGCGCCTGTGTAGGAGCTGACCTTACCGATGGAGCCCGAGCCCGAGCGGAACAACTTGGTAGCAACCGAGCGTCCGAGAGCGTGGAGTGCACCGTCAATTTCAACTGTAGCAGCACGCAAGAAAGCGTTTGCGTCGCCTTCCGAAGCCAAGATCACTTCGTTGCTGATTTCTGCGATCGAGTAGTCCGATGCACGGGTCAGCAAGAAAGCCTTGAGGGCAGAAGTCGAAGTCTGTCCATTGGCTGTCGAGAACGAAGCCGAACGGTTTTGAGGGTTACCATAGATCAAAGGCATCTTCAGGACTTCACCACCGAACTGTTCATACTTCGGGACAAGAGCCATGAAGGGGTTGCTTTGATAAACGAGGTTCTCAATCTTCCAGTCGGGATAGTGCTGCTTGAGGGCAGCGGAGAAGGATACAATATCTAATGCCATGAGTAGAACTCCTTAAAGTTATGTAAATTTGATCATTGATGCAGCCCGTTCAAACAACTCCTTGTCCGATGGCCGTCGGTGAGAGGATGTTGCTGGTTCGCTTGCTGCTTTCATAGCTTGTGTCAGTGTTTGACTAGGGCCTGACACCCTTGGCTGGATAACTTCTGCCTTAGACTCTAACTTCTCTTCTTTCATCCCCAACTTGGCTTTCACCTTGTTGAGGTTCAGTAGCTTGGGCAATTGCTCTTCGAAGTCTGCTTCAACAAGTTTACAAGCCTCTTCAAAGGACAGCAGGACTCCCTTTCCAGGGCCACCCTTCTTCTCTGTCTCTTCGTAGTAGGCTTGCATTGTCTCAAAGACAAGCTCCGAGGCATTGTTAGCTTTCACTAACTCATAGTCACTCGATTCAATAAACTTATCAAGATTATCCTTGAAGGTTTGCACAGTCTTTTGGCGCTCACTCTGCATGAGCTCATCTTTCTGCTTGTTTTCCTTCTCTTCAAGCTCTTGGAGCTTCTTCTCAAGGGCTGCCACACGGTCATCAGCAGTAGGTGCTTTACCATGCTGGAGCATAGCCATCGTGAGGTCATCATAGCTGACACCCAGGAGCTCGAGAGCCTCAAAGGGATCTTCTTTCAGCTTAGCCTTACGGTTTGAAAAGGTTTCGTATTCCGACTTCATCTTCTCTATCTCAGCCATGCGAGCCTTAAGCTCAGACTGAGCCTGCTGAAGTGCGCGTTCCTTCCTGGCGAGCCGCATAAACTTGTCAGCAAAGTCATCCTTCTCTTGAGTCTCTTTCCCCTGTTCTTGAACTTCACTCTCAGGAGCTGTTGCCTCTGCCGGTGTGCTTACTTCACCGCCTACAATACCGATCATACCTACCTCACATCATGGCCGGTGGGAGAGCCCCAGCCGGTGCCGATTGTTGTTGTGGCGCTGCCGCCAATTGAGACTGAAGGAGCTGCTGAGCAGGTGCTACAGGTGTCGCCATCTGCTGTTGCATGAGTCCACATGCGTCGATGAACTGTCTGAGGATGTTGAGCTTGTCCTCATCCATGCCTCTCACCTGAGCATCGCAGTAATAGAGCTGTGCAAGGCGTTGCATCTTGTCGATTGGAAGGTAAGGCTCTGGAGGCATGTAAACACCTTCCTCGAGCATCTTCTCAATGAGACGTGACGCGAGCTTTGTAGGGCTTGTTGCCAGGGCTGTGAACTTGTCCAGATCAGGGAAGTCGAGAAGGTCTTGAGCTTCGTCGGGTTGGATCATGCCCATCTGCATGAGGTCACGGATGGACTCAATCCTTGCACCTGGTTGATCAGGCAGAGCCGAGGCCGGGAAGCACTGCATCACATACTCATCTTCCTTCAGGTCAATCTCTGACCAGTCAATCTGCTCAAGTCCCATCTTTCTCGAGAAGGCCTTGGAAGGAACTGGCTTTCCAATGGAGGCCAGAGCTTTTGCTTCGTCGATGAAGAGTTGAGCCACATCCAAGTGGAACTGCTGATACTGGAATGAAGTGAGAGCAAAGCGGTCAGATTGAATATCTGTCATCTCACGTAGGGCTGCTCCTGAGGCATTGGCACCCAGAGGGTTTCTCGATGCTGCAGCAAGCTGTGACACACCCGTAATCTCATAAGCCTTCTGATAAAGCATATTGAGCTGATTGAAGAGCTCTGGCTGAACCGTTGCGGCCGCTTGAATCTGTGGAGGTGTTCCACGATACTTCACAATCCCACCAATCTCATTTGTGAGTTGGTTGATGTTCACTGAAGAGCCTTCCTCAATGAAGACACGAGGGTTTGCGAGAAGCCTTTGAGCCTGCTGAATGTGCATAGCCAAACGGTTGATCTCAATCTGGATGCCCAAAAGGTCTTCCGTGAGTCCCGAGCCATAGTAGCCCACAGGCTGAGTGGTGTAGCGGATGACAGCAAACGGGAATCTTGTGCGTGTGTAGGGCTCTACAAGAAGGCTTCCACCAGGAACTGCGATGATGTGCAGCCCGTTCTCACCATTCTCATCAGGCAGTCTCCACCCCTCAATGACCTGCACTGTCTCCGTAGGAGCGAGAGCGTTATAGCCTTGAGTGGATGCAGAGCGTGCGATTGCAGTCTTCTGGTTGGCATCTTTGAACTTGGTGTACAGGGATGACTTGGTGACCAGCTTTCTTTGATAGATGCACTGTGGCTCACCATAGTAAGCATCATTGAGGTCAACCATCATCTCATCAGGGAAGACTCTCTCTGCACAGATCTTGCCGTTCTCTGAATAGACCTTCATGAAGCCTGTTCCAAAGATGGCAGCGTCTCTCAGGGTAAGTGGTGCGAGCTCATGGGTTTTCGTCTGGTAGAATGAGCCCTTCATCCACTTGGTGAGCTTCTCGGCTTGGCGCTGCTTGGCCCAGGGTGCATTGGATGTGAGGAAGGTTGGAGCAATCTTGTCTTTGGCCATCTTGGAGATGAGAGTGTCCACACAAGACTTGATCACGTTCATGGTGAGACGGTTTTGTCTCGCAACCCCAATGTTCCCAGGTGTGGATGAGAGAACGTAGTTGGCAATCGAGAGTCCCGTGATCTCTTGGTTGTTATACAGTCTCAGGCATCTGAGGTTGTTCTGTTGGATTCCCATCTGTGAGCTGTCTAGGGTTCGAATCAAACCAAAGAGGTATTGCGCTCGATACTCGTCGGACAGATCCTTGTCCCACCATTGCTTTCCCTTGAGTAGTTCCATGGTTAGTTATTCTCCTGGATTTGAGGAACACCATAAAGTTGATCGAGATCGGAGATTGTGGACACGTTTGCAAATGGGTTGACAATCGGTGTGAGCGGAGGTGGTTGTGCCACCATAGGTCCGCTTGGAGACGTATGAATCTCGAGATCTCCATGCTTCACAACCACACAGCCATGGGCCACCATCACCTTCAACAATTCTTCCAACTCTTTGGGACTGATCATAGCATGAACTCCTTCTCTCTTTGCTCTTGCTCAAATTGACGTTGAATCTCTTGGAGAAGCCTGTCCTCTTCTTCTCTGAACCACTCAGGTGAGTTGGCTTCAGGCTTGGGATCAGGAGTCTTTTGAAGGTAATGACAGGACTCTCGCCAGGCATAGAGGAAGGCATCACACCGGTGGTTTGCAAACCTCGGATCTTCGATGAACCTTCCTTCCTTCTCTTCATCCCATTGCAACGCTGTAATCTCTTCGATGAAGTTGATTTCTATTGGATTGACCAGGATCTTCCCGAGTCTTAGGTCATCATTAAGAAGTTGAATGAAGTCAGCTTTCTGAGTCTTCTCTGCAGGAAAAACAGGCACGCCATAGCGTTTGCGGATCTCTGCTGCGATTTGTTTCCCGAGTCCTCCGGTGTCAGCGACGATCCTCACAAATGAACCATAGCGTGACTGGAGCTCATCCACCTTCCTCACGATGTCTGTGATGATCATCTCACTCTTGGCGTAGGTCTCGACAACATAGAGTCTCGAGTCATCTGCACGATAGCCAACCACCACAAACGCTGTCTCGTCGTCGTATCCAAGGTCAATGCCTAAAATGTAGTTCATCTTTGTCGGGATCTGTGAGGCTATGTTCCTGTCTCTCGAGAAAGCATAAACTTGAGAGTCAGTTGAAGCGACCCATTCTCCTAGCCATTCTCGCCTGTAGGCAGGTGTGTCCTGTGTCCAGCCACGTTCCTTCATTCTCTCAGCAAGCCACTCACTGGCATGTGGGATGAATGGATTGTCTAGGATTGTCCATCTGTGGAGTGAATAAGGTGACTCAGCCTGAGTGGTAGCCTCAAAGAAGAGTCCTCTGCAGGCTGCTGAGGGTGTTCCAATCATAGCCAGAGTCCCATTGAGGTCGATGAGAGCGGGTTCAATCACCTCTTCAACCATCTCTTTAAAGTGAGAACGGAATGAAGCGCACTCATCTAGGACCACTAGAGGAAACTTTTGTCCACGGAAAACCTCTGCTGTGGCTTCATCATTGGCACCAGCCAGGACGATGTCTGAGCCATTGGAGAGAGTGATCCTGAGCTCTGTGAGATTGACCTGTGGATTATAGGCTCTGGTGAGGTCTAGGAGTGTTTTCCACATGATCCGCTTGGCGTGTCCCCTGGTGAGAGCCACATAGGGAACGGTTGAACGTGGATGCTTGAGAGCCTCTGCTATCACATAGCACCCTGCCATGTGTGACTTGCCTGCCCGGCGTGAGCAGAGAGCAGCCTTGAGCTTCTTGGGATCTTTGATGAAGTCAGCTTGGTGCTTAAAGAGCTTTGGTTTGAAGGTGAGAGTCTTCCTGTGCTTTGCCTCAAGCTCCAGGAGTGCCAGAAGCTCTTTCTCTTTCTTCTCACGCTCCGCTGGTGTCATCTTTGTTCTCCGATTCAATCGCTACGTCTACCACCTGGGCTTCAAGCTCCTGCCTTAGTTGCTGTATCCGCTTCGCTCTGTCCTCTGGACTCAAGGTGTGGATGTGCTGAATCTCTCCTGAGATCTCCACTTGTTTAGACTGCTTGAAGCCCACCACGTTCTCCATAGCCCATAGCACTGTGGCAGGGTGTCCCGATGCTAGGTTAAGCTCAAAAGCAGAGATAGTTCTGTGCTTGACTCCTGAGCCTTCCACCCATTTGTTCCTGAATTCTTCAGGGCTTGCTTTTATAATTTGGGATAACCCATTATCACTCTGAGCTTTATTGTGAGCCCAATCCTGCGTAACACCCTGTTTTTTTAGAGCTTCCTGCTGTGTCAATCCA